CTAACAGCGGCCGGACCTACCAACGGTAATTTGGAAACTTGTCCACTTAGGTCCATAGAACCGACAACACTATCTAAATCAGGCGTAAATGCTAGACCAATTAAGCGCTGCGCCATTTGAGTTGCGTCAAAACTTTCTGTTGGTATTGCAACACCGGCATCAGCCTGCATAGAGCCGAGTCTGCCATTTACACCTATTTTTTCCAAAACGTCTTTGTCTGGTCCTAAAATCGCGCTGTAATCTGGATCGAGCTTGTCGAACACTACTCGCAACGGCATACCGTAAGTTGGATTTGGCTCGCCGCTTGGCAACGTAGGAGCCATATCAACTATAGTGTCAACAAAACGATCTCTCTCAATTTCTTGCGGTTTGGATAACTCGAAATATAGGTTTCGCGCTTGTTCCATGCCGTCGTAGGTCAGAGGAAATGAAGATTGAAATGTATCAGCAAATACTTCGCCGCCAGGAAGTTGTTTGATCGCATCAAACGCGCTTGTGATGGCCATAGAAGCCGTGTCCATTTCTAGCTTTCTCTCTGCCGTAGAAGCGTCGTATGTAGCTTTTTCAATACCGTAAATATCTTCTAGCCTCTTGAGGTTTCGTTTGTCGAGATCTGTCAATTCACCGGTCCGCTTTGCACTAGCTAATATTTCTTGCTCTTGCGCCGCAGAGGTCGCGATTTGTTGATCGGTCAATTGCCTTTGTTGCAATCGGTCAGCATCAGCTTGTTCTCGCAACTCTGCCTCTCTATCACGTTGTTGGAATATGTCGACCAGACCCGCGGCTCGAATTGGATCTATAGCTCTAACTGCGTTAATTGTGCGTGCTCGACCTTCCGGCGTATCTTCAAAATTAGCAAAAGCCTGTTCCATCATTTCGCTATCAGTTTGCAAAGGCATACCAAAAGACATACCGGCCTGTCGCACAGCTTCGACTGTGCTTGGAACTCCGCCGGCAATCTCGCTAATCAGATTTAAGCCAACAGGAAGCCCCCTGTCACGCAAAGGTCGCGCCGCAAGCTCTCGCTCGGATGCTTGTCGTAAGGCTTTTTGATCTTCGGTTTCGATGATATCCGTGACACCGCTTCGTAACCTTTCTAATAAACTTGTCATGTTAGAGCCTCTTTAATTCGGATAACGATTTATGTAGTTATCAAAAAGATTTTGGAAAAAATTACCATCGGACGAATTACCGGCGCCCGCTTGTGCGGCTGCAACATTACCCGCTGCACGCTGTTGTTCCGCTAAGAGCTTAAAAATACCTTCCATCGTCTGATTTCTGATATTTGTTGCTGCACCTCGATTGCCTAAATCGTAATCTAGGAACATCTTAGCGAGCTCTGTGCCGTAACCGGCTCGTTGTCGACCCGCTACGGTCGCAATATCAGCCAAATTAATTGATGGCTGTGTTGCTGCAAGTAGCGCCTCAGTTGGTCTATAAGAATCGTCCAAGAACTGCGAGGCCAATCGACCACCAAGATCTTTTTCGAGCACTTGCTGACGTAGGGCTTGCAATCGATTATCAGAAATACGTTGTGCATCTTGACGCGCAAGTCCCATTGCACTGATGGCATCAGCACTTCTTTGTTCTTCAATTGCTTTGGAAAGCGCAAGTTGCTCTGGCGTACCGCCGTAAGCTGATGTCTGTAATCCTTGACGGCCTTGACCAATTAACTGATTTGTCAGCGCTGTTTGTGCGCGGCCTTGCTCGGGAGCGCGTAGCGCTTGCAATCGATCAAACATCGTTTGCTCTGTCTTGGCTAAATTTTCCTGTTTAAATGGATCGTTAAGAAGATTTATCAATGCAGCTTGATCGCTACGCATATTCTGTGTGACTTCACCGGTCACTGGATCAGTCTGATTGCCTAGAACCGCGTTCAACAGATCCATTCCGCCAGTTCGCAAAGACTTTTCGACCGCTTGTTGCTCCGGCGATAAACTAAATGTTGTTCCGCCTGTTGCTGTTGTAGAAACGGATCCTGGCGCAGCACTTACAGCAAATGGCTTAAAGGACGAAGCAGAGGAAACCTCTGGATAGATATCTTCTCTAATCATCTTTTTCGCATCGTCAGCCATATTTTCGTATGACTGTACCGCTGCGTTTTGATTTGCTATTTGTCCGGCCGCACCAACAAGCGTGCCGTAATCTTGCAAGAAGTCTTTACCTGCACGGACGCCTCCCGATATTAAATTACCTAACTCTTCTAACGTCATCAGTAAGTTCCCCCATCGATTGTGGCAACACTAAAAGTGCCTGATACCGTCAGATCAGCCATTGTCGTCGCGCCTGTGAAATTTGGCGATGCGCTGTCTGCTTTCGAATTGACCGCAGTTTGAATATTTGTCATTTCAACGCCTATGGCCGTCGCTTTGACAATTTTGTTTGGATTACCTGACGGGAGCGAGTCGAACGAGGACCACGCGTAGCTAGGGGTATAAGAGCTCATCAGTTAATTCTCCCGATTGTGCTTTGTATGTTTAATTCTTGAAACGCGATTTCCGTTCCGTTAATAGTTGTTGTCACGCCGATTTGTACAACAGAACCGCTACCGCCCGTATTCACTTTTTGTGTGTTTATTAATGACGCACCACTTGAATATTCCGCTGCTGTATTAAATTCACTAATGTTGTATTGCGCCGCAACAAAATTAGGCAAGGCATAAACACCAACTCTATAATCACCTTTGTAATCATAGGCCCAATTCAATGTGACGTTTGAATTTTCTCCACTAAAAGTCGTTACGTTGACTTTCTTTAGAAATTTGAGTCGTGATGAGTCGCCAAATGAAAGCGGGTGTGAAAAATACTGCAAACCATAACTACCAGTGTCGTCTGTATAGGAATCGTATTTTGCTAATCCCGTTGCAACACCGATATAAAGCTCATCAGCATCAGTAATTGTAAAGGATAATGGTTGCATACCGGTCCAAGTAGTAGTGCGGTAACTGCCATTTTCCAACGGATATCGCGTATCAAAACAATACACAACACCCACAGTCGGGAAATTGACTAAGAGAAACGCATTATTTGGATCGTAGACTGTTTTTATGTCGCCAGTTTCAGCTTGTACGCGAGATTTTATTTCGGAATTTACATTACGAGAAACATCACCAATTGGCGCTGACTTTTCTTGAATTGTACGAGACAAAGATCGAACACCTGAAAAGTCTAAAAACATTAGATCTTTACCAGTTGTCGCGATTGCGTCACGGCCAACGCATCCTATATTAAGGATGGTGTCAGTAAGCGTCATTGTCGCCGGATCGCTTGCTCCGTTATAAACAACAATAGATCTCTTGCCAAAGATGATTAAAAAGTTGTTATGTGCAGCTAACGCCGTTATTTCATCGAAACCATTAGGCCACACAGTTGTGAGATCCAAACTACCGCTCGATCCGCCTGTCCATATCAGGCCATTAAGAGAATCAGTCCAGTAAATTGTTTGCTTGTTACCAGTAACGTCAGCAACCCACAATCGACCAAAAGCAGCTAAACAAATATTGCCTTCAATTGGAGTTCCGGCAACAGCGGGATGCGCTGCTATAGTGGTGAGATTTGTCGTGCTTGGATCGTAGACTAACGGCGCATGGTCACGTTGAAATAGATAAAATTTATTAGCAAGTGAAGCCATTTGCCAATTGTTAGCCGTGATAGTTGCTCCACCAGTTTTATCAACTAGCGTGCTCGTTCCGTTAAAAATTTTGTTATTACCCGCAGAAAAAACGATTTTCGTTCCGTCTGTTTGCACGAACTCCCCTACAGACTCAATACCGGCACTAGAACCAAGCACAGTCGGACCATTGCTTGATACCATGGTGTAACCTTTGCGTGACGCAATACGACCTTCCTTATCAATAATGCAATTGTCGGCGATGGCTGCAAAACTAGGATTTTGCAGCAAAGGCGCATCTTGCGTGTTAATACCCGCAAATCCTGGAGCGCTAATAGTTATGTTTTGTAAAGGTTGAGCCATCGTTAGCAAGCCTGAAAAGTCATTTCATCGGGATATTTATTCGCGTCAATTGCAATAGCGTCTGACAATGCAATATTCGCCATACCAAACTGTTCTTGTGCGCTCTGTCCGCCTGTCTCGCCTCGCTCTCTAAGCGCCATGCCATAAGCAAGCTGCAGCACCGGATTACTCGGACACTTTAGCGCTGTTGCGTCAGCGGTGAGGTCCGCTTGCGGCGTGACAAGATCAAAACGTAATGCGTAAACGCCATCAGGCTTCGGATAAACATCAACTTGTATGTCGCCGTTCGCATCTGTTGAATTAAATGTAAAATAATTGGGCGTGCCACTTGCCGGAGTTGCATTATAAAATTGCGTATTGAAATAAGTTTTTGTGCGCTGCCTCAAAAACAAGTTAGAGGTATCATTCATCGCGTCTTTTAATATTGAATCTTGACCCGCACCGGTCAGCGCATAAGTGTAAGTTCCGCTTACAGTGTTTAATGTCACAGTGTTACGGAGAGCGGACCATTCCCATGATTTCTCGACCGTCTTTTTAGCATCGTTGACAAGATCACCGATCAATCTCGAATAATCAGTTTCCGTTGCTGTTGCGACTGTGTTTTCGCGTAACCGTCGCAAAACGCCATTAATAAGCTCAAGATAAGTCATAACGGCCTCTCGTTAGCATTGAATTTCGTGGGAGCACATTGTCGAACAGAGTTCTTGCAGGGCTATCTATGCGCCCTATCTCTGTCTTGAATAGCGTGCTTGATATTGGTGTTGAATCAGGAATTTTGACAACATTCCGCGGGGCAACAGCAAACATCGGTCTAGGCAACTGTGCTGTCGGTTGGTCAATCTCAGGCAGCGGATTAAGGCCGCCAATATCGACGATAGGAACACATTGATCTAGGTTTGCATCGTAGCGAAATCCAGTAGGGCATAAATTAGTGTTTTCGTTGCCGCCAGTATCATTATTACCAGAATTATTTTGGTCAGTTATCTTGTCGTCGTCTTTCTTTTTGTCGTTTTGATTCTGATTGTTTTGATTACCTTGATTGCCCTGATTTCCGACATTGCCGCCTGACGGACCACTTGGACCGGTTGGACCGGTTGGACCGGTTGGACCGGTTCCTTGCGACGGACCTATGCCGCCATCTGCGCCGCCAAACGCTCCAGGACCGCCATCGATAGGCACACCACTATTAATGAGTATTTGTGCAGCGTTTTTATCACCTTCATTAGCCGAGTTGATTAATATGGCTCGCACAAATTCGAAAGGATATTTGCCGCCTTCATCGGTTGGAAAATCAGTGATTAAATCGTCAATTTTCCGATCTTTGTAGGTTTCGTAAATTTCGGGCGGTGTCAGTTGGTCAAGCGTTTTTGGCCCCATATTCTCAAGGCCGCTTGTGTCAATACCGCTGAGATCGACGCTTGGTTCGAGAATATCTAATTCTGGTGTTAATTCCGTAAAATTGTAAGGTGTGTTATTTGCTAATACGCTAAGTAATTCTGTTTTTTCGTCCGAGTCATCGAGGGCTTGCACCTTCCTGACGGCCTCTTCAAACGTAGGCCCAACTGTCTCTAAAAACCCTTCGTTATCCGCATCGCCATAGAGATCGCCTTGAGCCATATTTAAGGCATTACTAACCTCTAAAGCAGCCTGTTGTTCCGGTGTTAAAGGCGGCAAATCAGAGCCACCACCACCAAAAAATTTCCCAAAAAGACGATCCATAAGATCGTTACCGAGAAATTTGCCGACCGCTTTTATACCGGCTTGTAGAGCTGACGCTGTTACTGGATCAAGTGCCATTAATTATTTCCTGTTATTCGTGCTTGAGCCCGAAAACCAAAATGCGGCCATCGTGCCTAATATTCCTGATAATTGACCGAGCACCAACGAGATAATAGTCTCGTCGTTGGCATCATGTGGCATTAGCGTTACTGTCATCACATAAGCCCCGTAAAGTATGAGCGCCAAAACGCCAAACACTTTTGGAGTCCAATCGTCTTTAAAAGTCTCCCTCGCGTGCTTCCGGTCGTCGACCTCTGTTTTGTAACTTTCGAGCTCAATATTCATTACCTTTACTTGTTGCTCCACATCGCTGATTAATGCCGCTTTTTCTGGATTACGCTCTATTTCATCCTCGATCTGTTCCGGCGTGCTATTTTCAGGCATCCCAAGTTTACGAGTTGCCATTTTTAACACTGTGCCGGCTACAGGATTCGATGACGCTACGACGTCAACTAACTTCGGGGCTAACGCTTTTAATATGCCCTTCACTGGAGCGCCAACCACACTTGTATAATTAGACGTAGATCAGCCATCGCTTTTGCTTACGCTCGAGGCGTTTTCCTCCTCTTCGGCAGAAACTATGGAATCAATTTGGTCGCATACGTCGCTCACGACCACCCCAGTAGTTGCCGATAATGCGCTTCGACCGACAGCACGAACGCCCTTGTAGATTTGGCTGCAATAAATGGATTCCGCTTCCATTACACCTTCAACAGTCGTACAACTAGCAAGCATCATCGTTAAACAAATCGCGGCATATCTCATGCAATATCCTCTATGTGTGTGGCTTCATTCGTTCAGCGTACAATTTCATGTCGTGATCGCTAATTGCATCGCCGGCTTTCCAATCAGCCAACATAAAATCACGTTCACAATCAACGTAATCATTTCCATCATTACCTAAATACAGCGATTGTTGATTTGCGTCTGGGCAAAACAAAAACCGCGGTATTCGTGTCACGATGTCAGAGCCACTTATTACGGACAAATGGCCCGCTAAATGGTCCATTTTGTAACGCGTTTTCCTTTTCAACATCGTGTTTGGCTTTCCAAACGTCACTAAATTGATGTTGCCAAAACCGTTTTCTTTCGTTGCCAATTTCAAGGCTGATAATTCGGCCATTCCGCCGCCTAAACTGTGGCCTGTTATCAATAACTTTTTGCCAGGATCCAAGTGTTGCTTGCACTTACGCCATATGGCCATGTGTGCCGCCGCAAAGCCGCCGTGGACCCATCTCTTGCAAACTCTTACAGGTATGGCGCTTAAATTGAAAAGCCAATCACGGGCGCTTTCAGTGCCTCTATGGACCAACACATCCATACCTAATTCTTCATCGTGCAAAAAGAAAGCGGTTGAGCTCGCCAACTTATTTTCTATCTTTAAAGCACCGGCAATTTCGTCGTTGTAAGCCTCAAGCGAATATTTAGTCGCTGCTCTTAAAATTGCCGTTGTGGGCATCCTTCCCGTATTA